TGATTACGTCAGCGAGTTGAATAACCAGCTATTCCAACGAATCATCAAACCGGGTTTTTAGCATGAGTGGCGTTACCTTTAAGCTGCAAGGATTAGGTGACGCAATGACCGCTTTTGAGGAACTTGCTACCGAGATTGGCGACAAAAAAGCCCGAAGCAAAGTTCTGATTCCTGCTGCTCGGGCTGCGATTAAACCCGTCTTGGAATCGGCGCAACAAAAAGCCCCGGTTGATACTGGCGCTTTGAGATTGCTTTTGCAGGTTGAAGCCAGAAGGCCAACAAACCGAGATCGACGTTCAAAATACATCACGGAAAACGACACCGTGATTGCCCTTGTGACTACTGCCTCTGGCAAGAAAATGAAAGCAATGAGCGAGGGCAAAGGGCTTGAAAGGGCGCGTAAGCGGCTTATGAAGTCCGGGGCTACAGCGGAACAGGCTGCGGCTTTTAAGGGCTTTGAAAGTGATGCTCGGGCCATTGCACAAGAGTTTGGAACGGCGCGACATCCTGCTCAACCTTACTTGCGGCCTGCGCTTGAAAGCCAAGCACAATCAACAGTCAACCGATTGGCTGAAGAAATCAAAAAATACATAGACCGTTTTAGGGCAAAAACATGACACGACTGAGTTCTGCATTTGGCGCTAACTATGAAAAAGTGCGCCGCGAAATTGTGACCCGCAAATTTGAACTTGGTGGGTTTACGTTCAAAGTTAAGGTTCCATTGGTAGCTGAATCCGATGAAATCTATAGCCGCATCAACAACCCCGATGAAGCGCAGATTGAGGCCATCTACCAGACGCTGATTGCCCCCTTGCTGAAATACAAGGATGACCCCGAGGCGGCAGAGACTGGCTTTGCTTTCCTTGAAAACGATGTGCTGGTGCAAGGCAAATCGCTGCGGGATGCCGCCAAAAACAAGGCTATGACGGAAGCCCGAATTGTTGAATACATCCGTCTGTTGGTTCCCGAGAACCCCGAAAACACATTGGCTGACATTACATACGCTGACATCGAGGCTGAATGGCCTTTGAATGTCCAGCTTGCCCTTTGCGAAAAGATTGGTGAGGTTATCAGCCCAACATACAAGGAAGTCCGGGGAAACTGATTGGCTCATTAAGGACGCAAGTAGAAACCGCGCTAGTCTTTAATGGGCATACCCCCGAATCAATCGTGGCTTTGGATGAGGTCACGATGGCCCGACTTCAGGCCATGTACGGGGACGGAATCCTTGGAAACCAGAAAACTGTTGAGCTTTTGGGCACTTTGATTGCGGGAGTGTTTAATTACATCCGTGACCCTGCAAAATCTACCCCTTACAGCCTAGCCAACATTATTGGTTCCGCTTACGATTACATCTATCCACCGCTGCCACCGGAAGCCCAAAAAGAAGCAGTCAGCAACAACTTGCTGGCCTTTATGAGCCAAGCGCCGGGGTTCAAAAAAGACAGGTTCAAGGTGAAACAAGATGGCTAATATGATTGCCCGGTTGGGCGTTTTGCTAGGGATTGACAGTGCCGAGTTCAAGCGCGGCATTGATGAGGCATCCAAGAAACTAGAGCAGTTTGGTGATGCCGCCGAGCGTTATGGAAAGGTTGCCGCGACTAGCCTTGTCGCTGCTTCTGTTGCCGCGCTGAAGTACGCTGACGACATTGCTGACGTTGCCAAAGCCAACGATGTCACCATTGATTCCATCCTGAAGCTACGGGCCGCGCTGCAAGATAACGGCGGCGAGGCTGAGAACGCCAGCAAGATGATGTCTAGCTTCAACAGCTTTGTCATCAAGGCTGCGGACGGTTCATTTGAGGCGCAACGCTCATTTAAAACCCTTGGGGTCAGCCTGCAAGACATTTCCCGGATGTCTATTGACCAACTGTTCTCACGGACAGCGCAAGGCATTGCTGACATTGAAGACCCAATCCTGCGAAACGCTAGGGCGTTTGAGGTATTTGGGAAAGCCGCCAAAGGGGTTGATTTTGCTGGTTTCAATGACACACTGAATGAAACAAACTCAATCACTGAGCGTCAAGCGGAGGCCGTAAAGGATGCGGCTGATATGTATGACCGGCTGCAAAAGGTGGCTCGGGATACGGCGCTTGTTATTACTACTGAGCTTGGCCCACCGTTAAAAGCAACGGTTGATTACTTTGAGCAAATGAACACGGGCGGCAATGTATTTGCCGAATCGCTCAAGGTGACTTATCAGACCGTTGCGGTGCTTGTGTCTGACATTGCGTTTGTCATCAAGGGCATTGCTGATGAGTTAAACCATACCGTTGAAAACGCAAAAGTGCTTGCAACGGAAGGCATTGCCGCAGCCAAAAAACTGAACGCCGAATACAACGCATACCGGGAAAGCGAGCGTCAAAAACTTGACGAATTCCAACGGCGCGTCATGGGCGGCGGCGGTGGGCGCGGCGGCGGCGTAAGTAAGTTTGACGACCCACGCAGGCTTGACCGCAAGAAAGAAGAACCAACTGGTAGGGCTGTGACACCCGGCATTGATAAGGATGCTGAAAAACGCAAACGTGACGAACAACGCGCATTTGAAGAAAAGATGCGCGAGCTTGCGTCAATGCAAAAGACAAACCAAGCATACGAGGAACGCCAACACGCTGTTGAAACTACGTTAGAAAAAGAACAAGAAATTTTCAAATTGGAAATGAATTCAAGATTCTTCAGAAAAGAAGATTTGACGCTTGAACGCGAGATTATTGAAATTCGCGCAAAAGGCGCAGAGAACATTTACAAACTTGAGCAAGAAACAAATTTAACCAATGTTGATCGAGCCGAAAGAATCCAGAAAGAAAACGAGCTAACAGAGAAAGCGATTGAGCTTGCCAAAGAACGCAATCGTCTGAAAAAAGAATTCAATGAGGGCGACATCTTCACAGGCATGGAAAACAAGATGGCTGAGTACATCAACAACATGAGGACGCAAGTTGAAATTGGCGCTGAGATGTTCACATCCATGATGTCAAACATGGAAAGTGCGCTAGATCGCTTTGTCACCACTGGAAAACTTTCATTCAAAGACCTGACACGCAGCATCATTCAAGATTTGATTCGCATCCAAATGCGGGCGCAAATGACGGGGCTGTTCAGCATGATGTTCAAGTCTATGGGCTTTGGGGTTGGTGGCAAATATGGCCCTGACAACATTGACGTTGGCGGCGGGTGGAACCCTGCTCGCGCTGATGGCGGTTCAGTTGACGCAAACAAGATTGGTCTTGTTGGTGAGCGCGGCCCCGAATTGTTTATCCCAAAAACAGCGGGGACAATCATCCCTAACAACCAACTTGCTGGCGCTCTTGGGGGCACAACAAACGTGACCAATAACTACATCAATGCAATTGATGCCAAGTCGTTTGAGCAAAGGCTTTTGGAAAGTTCCAGCACAATTTGGGCTGCAAACACTTATGCAAACAAGTCGCTGGCGACTAACGGCAGGAGGGCGTAATGTCTTTTCAGACAATCTTTGAGATTCAACAGTCAATGACTGTTAACAACCGCCGCATGGTCGGTCAGCAAGTCACTCGATCTGGCTATATGACGGTTGCTCAGTACCTGACTGCTGTGCCTTGGGTGTTTACGGTAGTTCCACACAACTACCTGTACTACCCACAAGTCAGATCAATTATTCAGTCAATTGATAACAAAGATAGACAATTGCCTGAAACGATTACGTTCAGCAGCGCCAATCTGTCTTGGTTTGTGAAAATGCAAGGCACTGCAACTGCGGCAACCTTGAATGGCACACCAGCCGCAAACACTCAGACTTTGAACCTGACATCCAACGGCACTTTCAAGGCTGGGGACTTCATCATGGTTGGCGGGTATACCTACAAGGTTACAGCCGATTCCGCAGGTTCTGTGGTCAATATTCATCGTCCTCTGATCGGCACGCCCACTTCTGGCACAACGGTCTATATGGGTGATGATGTGACGTTTACTGTTGTTGCTGAGAAATGCCCAACGTATACTCTTACACCAATGACGGATGGCGCATTCGTCAACTGGAATGATGCCTTTGTTTTCCGGGAGTACATCACATGACAGCAATCGCGGCTCTCAATGGGCCACAAATCAGACAAGCAGAATTTGTCCGTCTAACAGTTGGCAAAGACGAGAATGTTTATACGTTCTGCAATGCCGCAGCGCCAATCACTGTCAATGGCATCACCTTTGCCAATCTAGGCGCTCTGCTCAATGTCGGCGATGTTCAGCGTGACATGCGCTCGACAAGCGATGACATGACGATTGCTTTGACAGGCATCGACCCAACCAATATCTCTCTCATCCTGAGCAACGACATCAAAGGTTCGTTGGTTGAGGTTTGGCGTGGATTTTTTGACTCCAACAATCAAATCATCACAACGCCAACAACGCAGTTCTTCAAGCGTTATCAAGGCATCATTAACAACGTATCCATCACGGAAGATTTCAATTCCGAGGCTCGTACACGGATTGCGACTTGCTCGATTTCTTGCTCGTCCATGCGCCGCATCTTGGAAAACAGGCTTGGTGGCGTGAAGACCAACCAAAGCAGTTGGCAGTTCTTGTACCCCGGCGACACAAGCATGGACCGTGTGGCTACGATTGCTAACACATACTTTGACTTTGGCAAGCCGCCTCAA